TACGCACTATCTTTGCTTCCTCAGGATCTCTAGGAGTGAGTGTAAAATTAAAACTAAAACTTCTTAGATTAGGACCACTGAATAGTAATTCTAAATTAGGATTAATTACTTGACCTGTAGAACGTGCTATTAGATTATTAGCACCAACTGCTTGACCAGCAAAGAAAGCTAATATTGCTTTTTTAGATTCATCAGTTGTTGCTAATTTTCCCAAATCACCCACTTTATCTACTAAACCTGAAATTGCTTTTCCTGCTTGACCAGACCCTAAATCATCAATGGCACCTTGTGCTGCATTAGCACCCATTCTTTGAAGTTCATTTAGTGTATCATTACCCCAATTAACTGATGTTGCTTCTGAAAGTTGTGGTTGCATGGGTAATTGAATAGTTTCATAGGATCTAACAAATCTTTTATTAGGACCTGTAAAACCTGTCTTTTTCTCAGAACTAGCCTCAAGACCACTTGCAACATAATCAAATGCTTTAATCTGAATATAATCGTATCCAAATTGTTCTAAACTTTGACGAGGATATCTAAGTATCTCCTGAGTTCCACCTACAGCAAAAGTCTCTTTAGTGGCATTTGGCACAGTTGATGTTGTAATTGGTGATACTTCACCTTGTATATCTGAATTTAATTCATTAGGATTTACTTCAGAGGCATTTTTCCCTAGAGATTTAAATCCAATAGTGTTTATTAACCTGGTATGATTTGCTTTTGATTGAGCATCATTGTTTTTTATTGATTGTCTTGATAAACTTATGGTTGCTGCTTTTGTATTTTTAAGAACAGTGTCAAACTGTGCAGCATTTTGTCCAGTGAACATAGCATCAAAATCAACTTTTGACCCTATACTTATTATATTACCATCTGGATTATAAGAATATAACTCTGTACCAAAACCCTCCAACAAACCATTATCCTCATAGACAGTGTGTTTGCCATCTGCTTTATTTGCTATAACTATTAAATTTCTATTTGTCTGAACAGTTCCAACTAATTTTTTGACATTAAAATCACCCCTATATTCATTGGGGTCATCTTGAACTGACCATCCTGTAGTATCTTGTGACATATGCGCACAATTTTTATATATTTATCTTAAAACTTTGATATGGAATGGAACGTAAGTCATTTACCTCTAATGGATAAGCAACATGTAGGAATCCCACTACTTCATTCCATGTATAATTTCTAAATTCACCACCCCAATGGTAGTTCAAACCTCTAAATCCCCATGAAAAGATACCAACACATGCAATCAATGGAAATTGATCATATCTGATTCTAGGTGTCTTTGGTGAATATATGAAAGTGTAATACTTTCCTACATCTGGGACAATCTCAGTATCAGTTAGAGTTTCAGTGATAGCAAGCATCATATCATCTGGATCACCCATAGCGATAATATCACTTACGACGTGTTCTAGTCTGTTTTCTGTGCTTTCTTGATACTCTTCTTCCATAGAGTTGATCTTCTGTTATGATTTTAAACTCTAAACTATTGTCCTTACAAAATTCTCTAGCATACTTCCACTTTGCTTGATTAACAGCATAAGTTTTTACCTCAGTAATATATGCCTTAGTAACTCTAGATTTTTTCTTTGGTTCAACAGTTTGTTTTTTAGGTTTGATCTCAATGACATATTTTTTCAACTTACCATCTGATTCCTTAACCTTAATCAAAAAATCTGGATAATATCTATGTCTTTTATTATCTATAGGAGAAATGTAAGGAATTGAAAATTCCTCAGATGCCCAAGTAACTATATTATCATTTGTATCACAGTAATTGCAGAATGTTCTTTCCCAATTACTTCTACAAATAATCTTGGAGGAGTCTCCAATATATTTCTCAGGGTTTCTAGGTTTAAAGATACTTTTGTAAGTACTTCCCATCTCACCTACATAGTAATAGTAATATAAAATTATTTATAGATGGGAAATCTAAGACCCAGACCCTATAAAACCTCAGAACTGAAGACTAGAATAACTAATCTTGCTCAAACTTCTGTTTATCAGATCAAAATTCAACTACCTAATGGTTTGTTTCCTTTTTTAAGACAATCTGGTAGAGATTTGGATTATAATCGTGAGGGAGAGAATATAGAATTACTTTGTGAATCTGCTGTTTTGCCTGGTTCATCCTTTGCCACTCATGATGTCACCAATGATTATGCTGGTGTAAGTGAGAAGATGAACTATCGTAGAATGTATGATGGAACTTTAGATTTAAGTTTTATGGTAGATCGTAGTTATAATGTGATTGAAATGTTAGATGGTTGGATGGATTTTATGTCAGGTGTAGGATTAACTGGAAGTAGAAATGCATATAAAAGTAATTTTGTTAATTATAGAATGACATATCCTACTGACTATAGAACTGAACTATATCTAACTAAATTTGAAAAAGATATTTCATACCCTGATAGTTTTGGTGATGTTTTAGAAAATGTCCTTGACCCACCACAATCATTATTGTATACTTTTGTTGGTGCCTTTCCTACAAGTGTAACATCAACACCAGTTTCATATGGTCCTAGTGATGTTTTAAGAGTTAATGTATCATTCTCATACATTAGATATGTAAGAGAGAGGAAAGCTGTTAAAATAAATCCTTTTACATCTTTAAATAACACACTTACAAGTCTTGGAGATTTTCTCTCCCTTTAAAGTGACATATATATAATACTGATAATTTTGAGTTGAAATGCCATTACCCACCATAGCAACTCCAACATATGAGTTGGAGTTACCTTCATCAAAACAAACAATTAACTATAGACCTTTCCTTGTTAAAGAAGAAAAACTTTTAGTTCTTGCATTAGAGAGTGAAGATACAAAACAAATTACAACTGCTATCAAAGCAGTCATTAAAAGTTGTATTCTCACTAAGGGAATCAAAGTAGAGGAGTTACCTACTTTTGATATTGAATATCTATTTCTTAACATCAGAGGTAAATCTGTTGGAGAGGATGTAGAAGTGAACTTAATTGCTCCTGATGATGATGTGACCTCTGTTCCTGTCATTATTCCCATTGATGAGATTAAAGTAGTAGAGGATGAAAATCACACCAATAAGATTAAAGTAGATAATGATTTGATGATGGAGATGAAGTATCCTTCTTTAGATCAATTTATTAAGAGTAACTTTGATTTTAAAGAAGAGAATAATATGGAAAGATCATTTGATCTAATAGCAAGTTGTATTGATAAGATCTATAATGAAGAGGAGGTTTGGTCTACTGCTGATTGCACAAAGAAAGAAGTGATTGGTTTTCTAGAGCAGATGAACTCAGCACAATTCAAAGAAATAGAAAAGTTCTTTGAGACAATGCCTAAGTTATCTCATACAGTTGAACTTCTCAACCCTAAGACTAAAAAGAAAAGTACTGTAGTGTTGGAGGGTTTGTCGTCTTTTTTCGCTTAGCGATGATCCATATGGATCTGGAGAATTATTATAAGTTAAATTTTGCTTTGATGCAGTACCATAAATATTCATTAACTGAGATTGAAAATCTTATGCCTTGGGAGCGTGATGTTTATGTCACACTTCTTAAACAACACTTAGAGGAAGAAGAACTCAAACGCAAGCAAAATGCCTAAGATAGTTCAAAAACCAATAACTGCTGAAAGTCTCTTGGACTTAGAGAAAAGAAGTCTAACTGAGGCAATGATGAGTCGTGGAGCTTTAAGACCTGCAAAAAGAAAAAAATCAAAAAAGACAGAGGAAGAAATAAAGGCAGAGATAGATGCAAAAGAAAAGGCAAAAATAGCAAAAAAGAAAGCAAAAGATTTTATAAAACCTGAGGATGTTACACCATCAGTTGATATAACTGATGCAAGAGAAACTGGTAAGGATGATGTTATGAATTTCCTTACTAATGTTTTTCAACCTAGTATTGTAAAAATAGAAGAGAGTCTTAATAAGATTCTTGGTAATTTTGAAGAGCAAATAGATGCTGATAAAGAAAAACAAGATCAATTAAGAGTGGATGAAGATCAAGCATCTGATAAAGCAAGAGAAGATAAATTAGAAAAACCAAAAGAAAAAGGAATGTTCCAAACAGGTATTGAAAAAGCAATCAAACCTGTTCAAGGTTTCATGGATCAAATATTAAACTTCTTTAAGAATATTCTTTTAGGAAGTGCTGTAATGGGTTTATTGGAGATAATTAAAGATCCTGAAAAAATTATGAAACCTATTAGAGAATTCACTAATGGAATTATAGATTTTGTTAATGATTTAATGAATGGTGTCTTCAAGTTTGTGATATCTCCAATTAATTTTATTCTTGATGGTATAACAGCAGGTATTAAATTTGTAGTTAGTACACTTGCAAAAGTAGCTAATCTTATACCAGGTGTAAATTTAGATATAGAAGGAATAGAAGGATTTGAATTGCCTTTGATAAGGGAAGCACCTCAGATTCCAAGAATAGAACCAAAAGCAAAAGCAGAAATGCAAGGTGGTGGTCAAGTGCCTGATATAAGACCTGCAGAACAGATGCAAGGTGGTGGTGAAGTACCTGGTCAAGGGACAGGAGATACTGTACCTGCAATGTTAGAACCAGGTGAATTTGTGATGAGTAAAGGTGCTGTTGATCAAATTGGAGTTGGTGAATTAGAGGAGATGAATGCAGAGGGTGGTGGTACAAATAAACCAATTATAAAAGAGGGAACATCATATGCTAAAGGTGGTGGATCTATAGGCATTAAGGGAAGTGGTAATACTGGTAAGATGACCATGAAGAATGCAGATGGTAAACAAATAGGAGGATCTTATAACGTAATATCTGGAGCACCAGGCACAGAGGGCATATCACAAAAGATGAGAAAGGATATACCAGGTAAAGGATATCCAATGCCAGATGGAACATATAAGGTTCATAGTTTTGACAAGCATGGTCCTCTTGGAGGCGCATTAACTGGATTGGGTAACTGGTCTGCCTATGTTGGATCTGGTGATGGTAATATTGGAGAGAGATCAGGTATGATGATCCATAGTGATATTGATCCTTATGGAACATTGGGTTGTATTGGTGTTGCCTTAGGTGGTAAGCCAGGTAGTAAAGCAGAGAAAAAATTCTTGAAGTCATGGAATAAAGCAAATCCTGAGACAATATCAGTTGATTTTGGTGCACCAAGTGGAGAGGGTTCAGGAGGTGGTCTCAGACCTGAAACATCAGATAATAGCATGGCAAAAATGTCATCTTCTAAATCAGGAATGATAACTCC